ATATGTTTACTTTAACGTGTGTCTTGCTCATACGTGATAGGTTCTTGCCAATAATATTAGCGAAGTCTTTGACGATGCCTTCTTCCACTTCATCGCCTAATTCTTGATTTTCTGCAATAGAACGCTTTTTCATTTTACCTTCACCTTCATTGTGATTGAAAAGTTTTGTTCCTTGCTTATTTTTCTTAATACCATATAAAAATTGTATTTCTTGATTCTTTTTTACTACTGAGCGTACTACATTAAATGCTTTTAGCATTTTGCCAGTATCTTTTAACGTAACAGGTTGTTTCTGACCACCTTTCTTACGCTTTGCATAACTATCGGAATAGTCTTTGAATGGACTATTATCAAATCCTTTACCACTAGCAATCTGACTTTTATGGTTGTCAACAGCATTCTTTGCCATCTCTTTGACATCTGCATTACGAAACTTTAACATGTCTGGTAGATTAAACATTGATAGGATTCCAGTAGTGTCTGCAACGTACTCCTCCAGCATGTTCAAAGCCATCTGACTTAACTGCACGTATTTCTTCACGTGTAAATGGATCGTTTGCTAAAAATGTTCTGCATACAGGACGATTCTTCTCATCGTCTGGTCCGACATACTCATATAATGTATCTTCTGGTAGGTCCATCGCCATAACGGATACTACGGATCTTCTATAGTCCCCAAGCATAGTACCAATTACGTTTTCTACACGTGGTACATTCGTTTTAATGGATGCTCGAATTGCGTTTTTGAGCTGGTCACCTTTCAACCCACTAGAAATACCTGAAACCATTGCATTCTGCATTGTATTTGCTACGGAACGTGTCACGCCTTCAATGCCTTGTCTTTGTAGATTCTGGAGAGCCACGAGTTGTACTTCGGACGTAACCCCAAACATCGGCAAATCACTAAGAATAGTTTCCGTTGTAGCCATGAAGGTGTTGATTGAGGTAGAGAAGCGTAACTCCTCAATAAAATAGGACGTAAAGTCAATCGCAGCGATAATACCCAGGATCTCTGCTGTTGATAAGCCTTCTTCTTCCAATCCTTCAATATCTGATTGAAATCCATCTAGTGCGCTCTCAATATTGCTTTCATAACTATTAATCGCTTGGTCTATCGTTGCCATTGGATGCTAAAATGTTTAATAAACGATTTTGTGTTGGTTCTGGCTTATCTGCTTCTACTTGCTGTTCTTCAAAGCGAGCTAAGTCCTCTGGTGAGGCATCTGGGTTGTGATATTGAAACCAATCCATAGGTGTTGCTAAATTACGTGAGAAACGCCAATCCCAAAGCATAATTTCTGCTTCAGGTGTTAATGCGTAGTTTGGTTCGAGGAAGTCAACACTATATTCTGTTCCTACGTTGCGATTTGCCTCTACCTGAATAATACGACTATCTACTTCAAATCTTTTGTGTTCCCAGGGTCTCCAAGTATCCTCTGTCATGGCAGAACGCTCATCCATGTTTTCCATCTCTACAATGCTAAGACTTGCAGCACTTGGTGCGTTTCCTGAGTCATCACGTGCGTATTTTGCACGTATATGGTTGTTATTTAGTGTAGTCTCCACTAAGAATCGTGTAGAATCGATAATCTGGTTGAGATTACCACCACTAGAAGTCACACCAAAGTTTGCCTGCTCTGGCAAATATAAAATTTTATCTGTTCCAATACTAATACGTGATGGATCATCCACACCACTAATGTATTTAATACCTAAACAACCATATCTAATTGCTAGGTTTAACTCCAATAATGCAACATTCACCGCAAGATCCGTTTGCGCTACGTCCATTGCGTTGCCTACATGATAATCACGCATTGGTGGATACCTATGACAAAAGGTAACTGGCAAGATTCCATACGGATTAATATCCGATTCATTCATGCTAATAACCTTGCCTTCTTCATCTACTAAAAAGTGCCTTCCTGGAATACCATAACGCTCCTCAGTCCAAACAGCATGTACGGACTCTGATACTCGTGCGTTGCCTTGATTCTCGATTGGGTACATAACGCCAAATGGCTTATCCCTTGAATCACCAGCTAAAAACAATGGAGTGAAATGGGAAAGGATCTCATATTCTACTTTCTGATCTACTTCATTCCACTTACTACGAAAGGCCATATTACCTAATAAAAATGTAAGTCGCTCCAACATCCTGCGTTGCGCATTTAAACTATGTTTATCAATGAAGTCCATATACTCATCGCTTGTACGCATACGTGGTGGACGTTTGTAGGTCATCGCACGTAAAGAACAAACACGCCTAGTTAAGTTATTCTGAGGCGTTACGGCTTGACGCAATGTCTCTGCACCAAAAAACTCACTCACATAATGATCAATATTAATGCCTTCATAGAAGTCCATTAAGTAATCACGTTCACGAGTACGCTCGTCTTCGATGTATTTTAACTGCTCTTGCAGTGCGCCTAGTAGTGCGCCTTCTGATTGATCGGATATTGTTAGCATAGTCTACCTTTAAAAGAAATCGATGACACCAGCGTGTCTGTTTTTCATTGGAAATAAATTAGTTAATAAAAATCTAAGTGCATCGCAGTGGTGATCAAACTTACCATCTTTCTTTGGTTCATGGCGCAGTGTTTGGTCTTCTCGATGCTCTGGATAGTGATAATTCTCGTAGGACTCAATACTTTTCTTGCATTTAGGATGAATAAAGAAGTGTGGCTCACCATTGGCATCTTCAAACCATCTGCGCACATGCGATACGCCAGACACTACATTTCTTGTCACTGCATCACGCTTTATGCTGACTCGTAGACCATTATTTGCAAAGACCTGCAAATCACTAATTCCAGACTGCAAATTTGTGCCACTTCCTGCTGGGTCTCCCCATATACCAGTGTATTCATATCCTAGTGAGTTTAACTTCTGCGCAAACTCTTCTGTGCGTGTGTTTTGTAGGTCCACTTCATCTATCTGATGTATATCAGCAAAATTCTTATCTCGATTGTGCATTTGAACGACTACTGCTGCGCTGTGGCGATAGCCAAAATCTAGACCAACATATACTGGTTTAGATGGATCGTACTTTACATCTGCTCTAATTTGCGTATCTCTATTTAATGGGTATACTTTTCCACTATAAGATTGAAATTCGCAGAGAATCTCCTGTAAGTATGTTTCTTTGGTCAAGGTGCGCTTTAATTCTTCGTGGTCATCTTTAAAATATGGTGATAATGTACTAGGAAATCTCCAAGACTCCCAATCTGGATGCTCTTCTCTTTTCCCAAAGTCGTAGAGTTTGTGCAGGTAGTTAAACCCACGAGGAGTGGAACAAAATAATGCCCAGCCTTGTCTATCTGCCAACGTAGGTCTTAAATACATCTCAAATACATTCCTTGGTATTAATGCAGCCTCATCTATCACTAAGTAATCGCAACCTTCACCAATCAAGGATTCTTGGTTCTCTGCTGACTTAACAGATAACTCAGAATTGAGTCCAGCTAACTTCATATAATATAAGTCACCTGAAATCTCTTTCTTGGATTCTAAAGGCAAACGCAATTGTGTCATTACCACTCGCTTCACTTCACGAGCAATTTTGTTCGCAAGCGCATAGTTCGGACCTACGATCCAACCACGAGTATTCGGTGTTAGTAACCAGGGCAGTATCTCATGCGCTGCCATAAAACTTTTTCCAGAGCGTCTCCCCATTAAGCAGACGCGAAACCTCTTTTTGCTGTTATGAACGTCCAACTGCTGTGGAGTCGGGTTGTATCCCAAGATCTTCCATAGCTTTTGTTTGTTCATTATTTGTTTTATCAACTGGGTTCTCCTCGAATCCACACTCCTGGAGTACGGATTGTAGGTTTGTAGTCATGTCAACGGCAGTTTTGTCACTCATACCTAGGTAGTTCTTCGCCATGAATATCTGCATAGCAATGGAATTATTCTCCATCGCAGATGTCCACATTGCTCTACGCAGTTTGAACTTCATGTCTTCACGACCTGCTTCATACTGCTCTTTGAAGTCTTTGCGTATGTATGCTTCACTAACCTCGAAGTATTTGCCTATGTCCATGTACTTGCACCCAAATGATGCGAGCATTCGTACTTTATCTGGATCTACTTTCTTTTTCTTCATCGCTATTAGCTTTTTCGATGACATCACCGATTTTCTTTAATGTTCTGCGCCAGTATTCCTTAACGCTGGATTCTGTGATCTCCATCTCCACTGCAATATCTACAAACGTATGACCTAACGTGCGTTTCTTGAAGACACGCAGTTCTTGTGGAGACATTAAATCATAAAACGTGTGCGCAGCGAGTTGAAGGTGGCGCAGGTTAGGTTCAACCATGCCACTACGGAAGACTAACATGTGCAGGTGGTAGCGATCTGCGCGATCAATAGCATGCAACCATTTGTCTGTATTTTCGTCTGTTAAGTTAGACCAAACTTCTTCCATATCTTAATTTACGCATGTGGTGTTGACAAAAACGAATAGAAAAAATTTAAGACGCGGTAAGTGGCGCAAATTGGGTTTTGCCTTGGTATATCCATTTCAATTATACATAATAGATATTATGCGAAATTATTTGTAGCTATAAATCTTGATATTATTACACTTAGTTTTTTGAGCATAAAAAAGAATTTAAAACATTGACACTTTTATGAGTTCGTGTGATTTCTTTTTAATTTTGTTTTGTGTGATAAATTTTATCTAGTTAGGTGTTGACACATATATATATCTATACTAGATTTTAATGCGCCGTGAGAGAGCGCAACAACTAAAGAGAGAGAAAACAAATGATAAAAGATATAACTAATACATTTATTCAATTGATTTTAAAAGATTGTAAACAAGACATAAAAACAATTAATAAAAAAAATGCTACTCAATATTATATAAATAATAATTTATGCGCTACGCATGAATATATAGACACTAATATGTATTTATTAAAAGCAATTAGAAAACATAATATAAACTATAAAATAAGCTCAAATGAGTTTTTTACATTATGTAATAAAATTCATACTTTAGCTATAAAAAACAATTTTAAAGAACAATAAAAGAGAGAGGTAATAAATGACTAAAACTAAAATGACTCAAGTCTTTGAGTTTATTAATACAACTAATAAATGTACTCATAAAATGCTAATTACATTTATATGCAATATGAATGACGTTAAATATTCAAGTGGCTACTATGGTACAAACTTGGCAATAATGAAGAGAAAAAAACATATTAAGACGGATATTAATGGATATTACAAACTAACTAAAAGCGGTAAAAAACACATCAACAACCCATATAAAGAAACATTACAAGAGGTAAAAGATAATGCTTATTATAATGGATATTATGACGGCAAGCATAAAAATACACAAATGTCTATTAATAAAGTAACAGATGCACAATGCATGGACGCAATTGAATATCTTTTTACTAATGGATATACAAAAGAAATGACACAAGATAAAAGACATTATACAGAAATATTATTAAAAAAAGTTGCTAATTGTTATGGTGTAGAATTAGTTAACATCGATAAAAAAGAGAGGTAATAAATGAAGCAATTACGAACAATACAAGTAAAAACATTAAGCGCAACTAATACTCAAGGCTGTCGAATTAAATTAATAGATACGTTTTATAATGGTAGAAATTCAGAACGTAAAACAACCGTAACAATACCATACAATTACCATTTAAACGGCGCAATTGATCACGGTTTGCAATTTTGCAAAGAATGTAATATTAATATAATTGGTTACTCATATAATACAAGAAATTACACTTATAGCTTATTAACTACTGATTTTAAAACAGAACTAAAAAAAGAGAGGTAATAAATGACTAAAAAAGAAGCAATTAAAATAATAGGCGGTAATTTATCAGATACAAGTAAAATGCCGTCATATAGCATTAATTTAAGCGCATTAGATTGTATAACAGGTTCAAAGCTTGTAAATATAAAAGGTAGTGTATGTTATGGTTGCTATGCTTTAAAAGGCAATTACGCACGTTACAAACTACCACAAAAAATGCAAGCGAGTAACAAAGCGCATAATATAAACAATGGACTATGGATTGAAGCCGTAGCATATCTAATTAATAACCAAGGTAATAAAAAAGATAAAGATTATTTTAGGTGGCATGATAGCGGAGATTTACAAAGCTTAGAACATTTAAAAAAGATTGTAAAAGTTTGTAAGTTAACTCCAAATGTTAAACATTGGTTACCTACTCGAGAGTACAAAATAGTAAAAGATTATTTAAAACAGAATTTATTACCTGGTAACCTTACAATAAGATTTTCAGCGCATATGATAGACACGGCAGCCAGTGCAGTTGATGGAGTGCAAACAAGCTCAGTGCATAAAGAAACTAAAGTAATTGGTGTTGAATGTAAAAGCTACCAACATAATAATAAATGCAATGATTGCCGTTTATGTTGGGACAAGTCAATTGATAATATTTCTTATAAATACCATTAAAAAAGAGAGGTAAAAATGTACGTAATTGTAGAAACTAGTGACAGTTGTGACCCAATCATATACGGAATGTATAAAACTAAAGAAACGGCAGAAAAAGCGCGAAAAAACAAATATAAACGTTTTAGTGAACGTGATTGGAGAAATGAAACAATATTAACAATAACCAAAATAAAAGAGAGTTAGTAAATGAATAAACTATTTAAACTCATGGATATTTATTTTTTATTATGTGTTTTAATTGCTTTAGTGCGCCTATGTACGAAATTGTAATTTATTTTATAGTTGCGTTAATATTCGTGTATTCAATGGACAATTAACACACCATAAACAAAGCGAAAAAGAGCCGTATAAATACGGCTCTTTTTTTTGCCTAGTATAAACCAAGCAAAACAATTTAACGAGCTTTAACGCCTAAATTTAAGCTTAAAAAACAAGATACAACTTCACACATGAAACGACGTTTAAATACTATCATAATTCAAAACATTGACTAAATAACGTTAGATATTTATACACTTTTTTACATCTCATAACTTGTATTTTTAATCCTATTATACATAATATAAATTATATAAAATTTTTATTTCGATTTATTTTTTGAT